ATTACTTTAGCTAGTTCAGTCTTACCATTTTGGCGGGGCGTCACGAGCAGATTGGTTCTGCGCTGAAAATTACCTTCCTTGTTAACACGCAACATATCCTCAAGTACAAATTCTTGCCACGGTAGCAATTTGATATTGATAGTTTCCAAAAACTTAATGACTTCCGGCAATCTACTAGCTGTTTTTAGGAAAGGCGTGTGAATACGAGGCTTTACAGCCCCTATAAGCGGTTTTTTCTTTGCCCCTCGTTGTGCGGGGTCACCCTTGGCTTGTTTGGGCTTTGTAGGGCTACTCATGGCTTCTCAAAGGGGCTTGGCGGCTTTGTCATCACCGTTTCAGGGAGAGGAACGCCTGAAAAGACAGGGGGGGTAGAACCTGACCTAAAAAAAAGGGGTTTTGAGCGTGCGCCTTTTGATTGATTGCAACGACGACAAGCTGAGGTTAAGTTGTCTAAATTGAATATGTCCCCACCGGACACTCTGCTCTGTATATGGTCAACTGTTGCGTTGTTATCGTCTAGGTGAGTACCACAATAACTACACACATATCCGTCCCTAGCTAGTACAGCCAACCTAGTCTTTTTCCAACGACCAGTACCTAATGCCTTTTTACTAATGCCAATTCCTTTTCTTAAAATGTTTTAGTGCAGCACAAGCATTGATATAACCTTTATCATCTAACTTATATCGGTGTGCCAAGTAGCCAAGACCCCAGTCTATTTGTTTATATCCGTCTACTGTACTTAAGTATACTGACTTGCCTTGAGGAATACCGTAATGACTACCATTAACAGCTTTAGGATTCCATGCTGATTCAGCACCCCATAATGTACTAAGACATTTGTATTGTTCAAGACTATCAATCTTTAATCTTGCATAATCTTTAAATGAAACCATTGAAGGCTTTTGAGTAAGAGCTAAAGAGGAATCAATTGTTTTAGAATTAAGGCTAAATACCATTAAGCAAAGAGCTGCCCCAATAACTAACAGCAACGAACTCGCGAGCAATCCGCTGAAGCGGCTCGCGTTCGCGCTTAAAGGCGCGTCGCTTGCTGATAGTGTACTCATACTGTCAAGCATGTGGATAACTTTGTTCGTGTGTAGGGCGTGTCCTGAAAGTTATCCCCAGCCTTCAACCCACTCATGTTTACAACTGTTGCAGTCATGTATGTACTCCGAACCCGATTGAATCGTGTTTGTGTTGTACCCTAGACACTCAGGGCATTGATCTTTTTGCACGTAGAGCAGCTGCTACTTTCTATTTTCCATGCCCCACATTTAGAACACCGGATAACTGTTTTATCAGTTACAGCCTCAATTCTAGCCTTAACACCGGTGTTTTCACACTTAACACACGTAACTACAACATGTTCCTCGCCAACATCAAGCTCAGAAATCTGATAAAACAACATAGGTTTCGTGCATTTATTACATTTAAATACCCAAGTTAAATCGGTCATTTCTTGCCAGCCCAACCGTCACCCTTGAAGTGAATTGCAACGGTTGACCACAAACGCCTGAGTAATCCCCCACAATTTGAACACATTGGCACTTGTTGGTCAACCGCTAGTACGAGTTCCACGGCGTCGTCGCAGAAATCGCATTGATAATCATATCTAGGCATGATAATTTAATTCAATATGGTTGATACAACCACACGAAACACATTTCTTGATGCCGTCCAAGGTAATCAACCTAGGGTCATTACACATTTCACAACACTCAGATAGAGGCACTACGTCCAACACCACACCATTATCGGTAAAGGTTGCTCGCATACCAGTTGGGTCAATCATTTCCATGTCACCCATTATTCCCCCTCAAAGAACCAGCGACCGTTTGCTGAAAGCTTTGCCCAAACTGCATGTTCTTTGACATTGCCTTTACAAACGTAGCCATAGTAGGTTTTCCCGCCCTTTGTGATTCCCTGTTTTAAGGTATGTCCATGCTCACACTCAGGCGGCGGATTGGGTGTTGAACTACCTATTGCGTCAACAACATCTCCGACTGACCAAGCAACAACTTCAGGTTTTTTATCAGCTTCAAAACTATCTCTCAAAATAGTTTCAATCTGTCCTGACTTGCTGCCAGCCGTGCCATACATGTTTTGACGTTGCTCTAGCTTTTCTTTAAAGCTTTGTGTAGGAGTTTCCGCTGCAATGACTTTAGCCATTTCGCTTTGACTTGGTCGCTTGCCTTTAGCTGCGTATCCTGCGTTTGCCAATGCTCTACCGATTGCAGAAGTTTCGCAGTTCTCCAATGCAGAAGTTTGATTGACGCCTCTATCTGTAACCATTTCGTAAGCAAGACCAGTTGCCCAAGGATAGGCGTCCAACTCCGTACGATATATTGAAGCGCGGACAATAAAACGCGTAGGGCTAGACTCCAACAGCTCAGTATAAATACGAAAATCAACATGTTCGTTAATAAACTTTCCAAGTCGCACCTCTACCGTTTCATAATCGTTTATGTTAAATGCCATTTTCCTCACCCCTCATTTCTCTAACAATTTTGTGGAATATGATTCCGTATCCAAGGAGATCGGTGAGTGAATCCTCATGGTCGCTTGACTGACTGAGGCGTGCGACTTTGACGAGCAGCATACACATTGCGACTTGCTCAGGCGAAATGTAAGTGTCCAAGTAACCTGACCACAATTCGCTGATTCGTCGGTGATTTGTTTCCGGAGAGCCGTAAACACTTCCTCGCTGAACAAGGGTGAGTTGGACATCATTTAAGAGTTCCTCAGTTCTTTTCATAATCAAACACCTCGTCGGACTGTTTTTGTATGTTGGTTAATCGTCGGTGCGATTCCCAACCTATTGCACGACCTCGCCAATAGCCTTTGTTGTAAGCTTCTTTTTGCCATAAGTTAAGGGCAAAGGAAATTAATCCAGTAGAAATGAAAAACCATAAAATCGTTAATCCGTTGATTTTCATTATTTGTTCCAAGTGCTTGCGTAGTCAGTTGTAAAGCAATATAACTCAACTGCGTCGTCGTAAGCAATTGAATAGCTATGACCTACTTGGTCAAGAAAATGTGTAGCAAGAACCAATGAAGCATAGTTTTCTACCCAAAAAATGTACTCATGGTTAAAGTTCATCTCTTGGTCAAAGCGGTGTTGTTGAATTTCCCAGTTCTGACCTTTAAACTCCATTTGACTTTCTGTTAGTCTTTCAAAGTCCAATGGGTTAATCTTGACATTAGCAAGATTGATTGCATGTTTGATTTTCATTTAAGCCTTTCCGTTGCACCAAGTTCCGTTAACTTGGATAGGAAAAGCATGACTTATAGCTACGACATTTACAACGCCGTACATGGCGAGTTTCATAACGTTTTGGTAACGAACCCTAAAGTATTCCTAGAGAGTCAAACTCATCAATTTGTTGGTCAATATCTCTAGGCTCGTAATCGGTTTGTCTACCCATACAGCTTGCCTTCAAATATAAACGTACCGTTGTTAATAGGGATAGGAATTACTTGCACCTTACGGTCTTGCACATAGGCAACAGCGAACCCTTGTTGCCAATTAGCATAACCCCTCGTATACGCCATACCGCTTGAAGCAAGGTCAACTAAATTGCCGACCTCTAATCCCCATACAGTACGCCCTAATTGCCCTCTAGACGCCTCTGTATAGGCTGATAACCCTAGTCGGTGAGTGTGTCCACACACTACGCTCTTTCCTAGCCTTCTTGCCCCATTTAAAGCCGTTTGTGAAGGTACTTGGCTGAGAGGGAAGGCGTCACCGTGAACTGCTGTCCAACCATGCGCCCAGTCAAGTCCGTATGGGTGAAACTTAATTTTGAGTTTGTCGTATCCCATAAAACGTTCATATTGCAATTCCGGCAGATTAAGCAAGCTTGGCAATCGTTTCTTGATTGATCTATAAAGTCTGATTCCATGGTTACTTCCTAGTACGTCGGTAACACCAAGGTATTGCAAAACCTCTTGAGTAAACTTTCTATCATCATCTAAGTTTCCAACCATTTCGTCAATTGTTCCAGCGTTGAATCCGCCAAGCTGAGGAAGGTCAATCTCATCACCTATTTGTATTGTTTGGTGAGGCTTCCATTTAGCTAGAAACTTCCCCACTACTTTCACGCTTTTTTCATCTATAAATGGGGCTTGAAGGTCTGAAATAAAGGCAATTCTTTTAACGCTAATTTTAGTCCTCGTCGTCGTAGGGGTCATGGTCAGGGTTAACGGGGTTAAAATCAGGTGACTCAGGGATTAACCACTCAGGATAGGAGTTCCTGTCATTGATTATTCCAAGAGCTTGATCTATGGGAAACCCTGCTCGCCTAAGCGACAAATAATATTCACGCACACTAATTGCGTAGCAGTCAAGTCTTGACATGATCTTGTCATGTTGGTACTTGCCAACTCGCCTAGTAACTTTGCGCTTTTTCTTTTGTGCCATGATTAAGTTTACTTCCTTGTTATGACAATAAAGAGTTCATCTATCCGATCAGAAAGGTGTGTTGTTTCTTTTTGTAGAGCTGTAAGTTGATCTTTCATTGAGCTGCCCCCGTTGGGACGAAGTTCATTTAACCAACCCTTTACCAGCCAGCGTAACCCAGCCAGCACTCCTATTAATGTTGTGGTAATTCCAGCAGCAAAGCCAGCCCACTCAAGGGCTGTCATTACTTTTTACTGCCTAAGCCGTATAGCTTTTCTGTTGGGTCAATTGCCTTAATAACAGGGGCAAGAACGCTACCTAAAAGAACTGCATACTCAGGTCGCATGTCTGCGGCAATAGCCAAAATGACAGTAATGCCACTTGCTATTACAGCTCTTGTGTAAGATTTAATTGCTGCTATGTGCTTATCTGACAGTTTCATTAGTTACCCCCTAGTAGTGGTATGTTAAAGAACTCCGAGTTGTTGTCTTGATCTTTTTTAAAACTAATATGTATGTGGTGATTATGGGGCGAAAATCCACGGTATTTTCTCCAACGCCACCCAAGTACCGGCGAAGCAATGCGCCCCAAGTGAATTACATAAGATATACGTCCGTGAGTTTTCCCGTACTGTCTAAGTTGATCTGCCAAATATGCTGAATCCCCTCGGTTGTCAGAAAGGCGAGCGTCAACATCAATTGCGCGGACGCACGACGTTTTCGGGTCAGGGATATGGTTGGACGGCTTTCCACTAGACATGTGCCGTAAATCAGCAATCCACCCATCACTTGAACGAACCCGCGACTCAAAAGAATCATCTATTTGTTCACGCAATTGAACCGCAGCTTTTGATAACCAAGGCTTCATTATGAAATAAGTAGTGTGGCTTCCTCGGCAGTAATGCCAAGTCTGTCTAATAGTGCAGCTTTAGCAGTTGCCTTAGCAGCAGCAATTACTTCCTGCGCCTTGCGTTCTATTTCGGCAGCCTTTTGTGCTGTTTCCATATCTTTAATTTCATCGGCAGTTAATTCAACCTCGGTGGTTTCACCTGTTGAACAATCTACGATTACTTTAGTTGGCATTTCTTCTCCTTTGTTAAGCGTTGGATATTCCATATAAATAAAAACTTGATCCTGAAACAAAATTACTTGATCTTGGATAAAATAAAATACTTGTTATGGCGGCAGTATTTGACCACAATCCACCCACACCAGCAGTTGCTTCAACAATACCAGTGTTGTTTTCGTTCATGTTATCAATGCTGAATTGTTTGTTTATACTTGCAGCATAAGATGGTATATATATTTCTAAATTGGCAAAGGTATTAGACGTGCTACTTGCTGCCGCAATCTTGCCAGTCCAGCCATAAGTCTGAGAACCATATTGTTGAGTGGCTGCGCCGTTAGTGCCTAAACCTAAAATATTAGTAAAAGAATAATTAGTGGCAGTATCAGCATTAAAAACTATTTCAGTTTCTTTAACAGTAGCCGCTGCATCAGAACGCACACTTGCCTTCAACACTAAATCCGTATAGGTAGCAGGTATTGCGGAGAAGGTGACAGATGCCGCACTTGATGATAAAACATTTGAACTGATTAAAGTATAGGTTGCCATTTTACGCCTTTAGTATTCCATAGATGGTTGCCACTGTTCCTACCCCATAGGTGCTTGAAGTTGAACTTAACAAAATGGTATTTATAGCAGAAGTTGAACGCCATAATTGAACTGTGCGAGATACCTCACCAGCGGCATTTTTGTCTCCACTGTAAGTATGAAGCATTGTTTTATATGTAGCACCTGCATAGGAAAATATGTCTATTGTATGCAATTTTCCTGTTGTGCTAGTTGCACCTGCAACATAACCACCTAAAAGCCAATAAGTATTATCATAAGCATTGTATGTTTCTAAAGAAGCACCATCTGTGGTTAATCTAGTGTGTGAATAATTAGTGCCTGTATCTGAATTACATCTAATAAACATTCCACCGCCAGCATAAGATGCGGGTGTAAATACTATTCGCAAATCCGTGTAGGTAGATGGAATGGAAGAAAAAGTAATTGAAGTATTAGCAGTGGCTAAAGTAGTTGATGCAATTTTCTCGTATGTGGTTGCCATATTATCCTTTTATTCCATAAAGCGCGAAGGTTGAACCTGCCTCATAAGTGCCTGAGTTAGCGTTAAGACTTATACCTGTTATTGCGGCAGTGCTTCTCCAAAGTCCCGAAGTTAAATAAACCTCACCTGCGCCATTAGTATCGTAGCCGTTAAATGATCTGATCGTTTTGTAGGTTGCGGTGTTGGCATAATCAATTAGATTTATTATCAACACACCAAATGTAGATGCTGCGCTTGGTGATGATCCAATGAATACAATTTGAGAAGGGGTGATGCTGCCATAAGCCGAAACAGTTGATCCGTTGGCTGATAATTGATGGCGTGCATAATTAGTGCCGCTATCAGTATTAACTTGCATAGCCAAGTAATTCTGCGCACTTAATCTTGATATACCTCTAATTTGTAAATGTTTGTAAGTGGCAGGAATAGAAGTAAAATTAAGTTGCGTTTCTCCACCTGTTGCCGTTACAGTAGCAATAGATTCGTATGAACTGGTAGAAACCGCTACCCCGCTAGACAAACTACCTAATACTGTATTAAGCAATTCCGCCTACCACATACCAAGTATTAGCAGCTGTTTTAATTGCTACTGCTGTTTTGTATTGGGCTAAAACTGGTGCTGCTGGTACTGCACCTGCTGAAAGAACTGTTGTAGTTCCTGAAGTTACTGCGCTGATTGTGCAGTCACCGACACCAATATTTAAAATAGTTATTGCTGTTCCTACTGGAAATGCAACTGAAGCGTCTGTTGGAATTTTAAAAGCAATAGCTGTTGCTTTGTTCATTACCTCTAGCACTTGGTATTGATCTGCTAATACTGCGGTGTAGTCAGCTGTATTTGCTGTACCAACCGTAAATGAGGTTAAACCGTTAAACATGTTTGCGGTCAAAACGTCGCCGGTCGTTGCTGGAAATCCTGTTGCCATTTATTTTCTCCCTGTTAGTAGCTAAGTATATCGTCCCCAAGGACGCCGTACGTACTATCTCCGATAATAAAACCGTCGGAAATAGGTTCTAGAGTTGTGAAAGTTCCAAGCCAGCGGTTCGGGGTGATATCCCAAGCCACGCCTTGAATTTGTAAATTCTTAAAAATTGTTGAATTGTCGGGCTGAATATTGGTTATTGCAACGTTTGTAAAGTAGTCCATGTTTAAAATAGTCCCAGTTGGTACGTTGGAATCCAATAGGTCAATGGTCATTTCGTCTATACGAATCGTGGTTGTTGATCTAGTCCCAACATAAAGGGCGGCAATATTGGCACAATCAACGTCGGTTTCGGCTACTAAATCTGAATAGGTAATTGAGTGGGGGAAGTATGTGGCAATGCTGTCTAGGTCAACATGTGTTTGGGTAGTTCCACCAACCCTAGTTACGTTAGCTTGATTGACGATTAGCTTGTCATCAAAGGCAAATTTGAGGTTTTTATACGGTATACCGGTAGTTTGATTAAAGGCTATTGGTGTTGCCCCAGCCGAACTAATGGTGTTGGTACGGTTTTTAAATACAGCAATACCCTCGGCATTAAGATAGAAAGCACCTTGTTCAACAATCTCGCAGTTTTGAATAGCCGCTAATGAGGTGCGTCTAGTAGCTGGGTCAGCCTGAGTATTAGAGTTTCCAGTTTCAATTGATCTTAATGAAGTTGGGAAGTCTACGGTGTCCAAAATCTTGTCTATACGTGTGCCAGTATCTTGACCGGCAGCCTGTCCGTCAACCGTGCTTACAGCTGCTAAGTTAAATAATCTGAAAGCGTCGCTTGCTGTAATGTCAACGTAAGCTACGTTCTCAGCTGGGTCATAACTGTAAAAATAATCTGTTGTGTAACCGCTGAATAGGTAATAAATGACTCCACCGTAAGTAGCTGAAATTCTCAATTTTCTCAATGGAGTTATGTAACCATATAGAGGCGAGCTAGTATTTTGAGGGTTAAATTCTGAGTTAGGGTCAAAGATTCTTACGGTGCATGTTCCAGCTTCGTAAGTATCTCTTGTTACGTTTCTACCGCGCCTGATAGTTATTTGTCTTGCCTGATCTGTTAAGTCAACAATTAATGCAGGGGCAGCACTATCAGCAAGGATTCCAACGCCAAGCACGCCGCTAACAGG